TCATTGCTTCGTCGTACTGGCTGTTGACAGCTGGTGCCATTGTTTTGGCGTTTGCTGCAAGCTCTTGAATTTTGTCTAGTGCTGCAAGACGCTTGCTAACCATTGGGCCACCAGGCTTGTCTTTTTTAGCGTAGGCAATATCAGGAACATATAGATCAGCGTAGTGCTCGTTTACTTGACGTTGATAAGTTTTGCCTGTGTAAACGTCATCCAGAATATTATTAACGTTATTGAAGCCGTTGCCGTCAATTAGCTGTTTAAAAGCTTCGATTAAGTCTGCAATGCGCGACAAGATATACTTCACGCGACCCATGTTTTCGCCGCGCACTTCTTGTAGCCGGGCTGATGTTTCAGCAAGACCTTCAAGCATTTTTGCAGAATTATTTAAATCTGGATAAAGCTCATCAACTTCAGCCATTACATCCTTAAAAATTGAATGCGACTGAATAATGTTCATTTCTTCAGGTGTAAGTTTGTTCTCTACTGCATGGAAAATCTCGTGCAGCACTTTGCGCTTATCACCGTCTGATGTAAGTGTAATGAGCTCTTGGCGACGATAATAGGCATCGTCACTAGCGTTAAACTGAACTTTAACACCGTTGCCTAGTGCATCAACAACAAGCTGCGCACGTTCTGCGTCTGTAATTTTATTGCCTGCTTTGTGAAGCGAGCGAGATCTAAAAATGTCTGCTCTGTCTAAAGCTGTGGGCGACAATACAAATTCGTTTATTGTTTTTCCAAACGGCGCTGTGTACGGCTCTGTTTTAATAAACCCATTACGTTTGAGCTGTTCAAACACCTTTTCAGGCCACATCATTGTAATGCGCCCGTTGTCGTGTGTTTGCAGCGTGCTTTGAGCAAAACTATCAGCGTCTGCTGGATCTACGGCTGCAAAAACAGACGGTGTGGAAAATCCAGATGCGTCGATAGAAGCAGCAGAACTTTTACTCGTGCCATGATTTAATGCAACCATGCGGTCGCCATACATCTCTTGGCCGGCGTCCATTTCTTCTTGAATTATGTCGCTGCCTGGCACACCAAAACGGGACTGCTGTTTTGGACCATAGTCAGTTAGCGCTGCTACAACGTTTAAGATGTAATCTTTATGCTCAGGATAATTGGCTACCGCTTCTTCCAGCTGAGCTTGCTTAAGCGCTCTCGTGCGCGCGTTAGCAATTTTGTTGGCAAGCTGAGCAATTTCTGGGGTCGGTGCGTTGTCCACAGCGACTTGAGTTGCTCGCATAGCATTGTCGACAGTAGCTTGATACGCTGGCTGATTATATATGTTAGAACTTTGCGCGTTTGGTAAACCGACACCAGATGACAGCATAAGCTGCGTTGCAGGAGAGGCATTTACTTCCATACCAAGCTTTTTTGCTTGGCCCTTTATTGCATTTTGTAAGTTGTAGTATTCGCGAGATTTGTCGCCGACACGAGAGCCTGTTTTCAAGCTTTCTTCATAACTTTTGATTGTCGGGGCTAAATCTGGGCGTGTTCTTTTTAAGCTTCTGAGCGTAACAGCTATTTGCTGGCGATTAAGGCCAGTAAAGGCTTGCATGTTTGACTCAGCCGCGCTAGTGGACTCTAGACCAGCTTTGAGGTTAGCTAAATTCTGTTGCTGAACATTAGCAGCCTGGGTAGCTTGAGCGCGCGTTAGAGCGTCAGAGGCAGCGGCAGACGCAGCAAGGTTTTGCTGTACTTGACCTTGACCTGAAGTGTCGATGCCAGGCCTGTTTGAGTACTTATTAATAGCTTGGTTTACACGGTTGCGAGAACCTGTAGCGGCGTCAATTAAACGACCACCTACCGATGCTGCAACTGTGCCACCAGAAGTGTAAGCTGCTAAAGCTGAAGCACCAGTAGCTTGCAAACCACCAACACCGCGACCAAACGATCCAGCTTTTTTCAACCCTTCGATTGGATTCAACAAATCTGTGTATTGGCTTACACCGCCTTTTACACCTTTTTGTGTAAAGCGAGTAATAATGTTAAGTTTGCGTGCAAGCGCACCTAATTCAGGGTCAACTTGAGTCAGAAAATCAATGTCAGCGTTTGACGCTTCGTTTTTAGCTCTGTTCTTGGCTCTGCGCTCAGCAGTCGCAAAATCAGCAGTTGTAGTGTCAATGCCTGCGTTTTGCGCGCGGCGCTTTGCTTCGTCGAACTGCTTCATATAGCTTGTGTGCAGGTCGCGTACTGTAGCATCAGCGTCTGCCAGATTTTTGGCAGGATTTCTGTCATTATATTGGCTTGCGAGTTGGGTTATGTCGCGTGATACGTCTGCCAACGCTTCTGTGTCACCGCCGTGAATAGCCTTGAGGCCATCCATATTTGAGGCAACGTTGTTAGCTGTCTTTGCTGTTTCAGAAATAGCAACACCAGAACCACGCAAACCACCACCGGCAGCAGCGCCTGCAAAGAACGACTCTTTGACACGGCTACCAATTTCGTCTTCAGCAAAGTCTTTGCCAGCTACGGCTTCTGTTCCTACTTTAACAAGCTCTTGGCCTGTTTCAGTTAAGCCTTCAGCTGCAGCACCTGTAGCAAAAGCAGCAGCAACTTTTGTCATGCCGCGTTTGTTTAGTAGCTCAACGATTTTGTTTACGCCAAGCTTGCCTACAACTTCTTTTGGAGCGCCTTTTAAAACAATACCAGCACCTAAGTTTTCAAGCAGCGACATAATTACGCCGCCAGTTGTTGCCAGCCGCACACGCTCGTCTAGCGACAAGCCTTCAATGTCTTTTAAGCCAGCATTGACTTCACCAGACATGATTAGCGGTGACGCAACAGCTGGTGCAGCAATAGTAGCCATCATAGCTGGTGCAGACTCAGCAATCTTTTGAGCACCGTACTGCACAGCAGATCCAAAACCATCTACATCGTCTGTAGTTAGCGATCTGTAATTTAAGTCTGCTGCTTGTTGGTTTAATGCGTCTGCTTGAGCTCTTGTTGCCGCTTCATACTGAGCATTAACTTGGTCATTGTTTATGGGGTCGAAACCAAAAAATTCACGAACAGGGTTGCCTATGTTTTCTTGACCAAACCTTGTGATGTCACCAAGCAAACCGTCGTTCATTGCCTGGTTTGCATCAGCTGCGTAGTTCATAGCATTTGCGCGAGTTGTCAAATTGCCATAGTCAAAAGCAGTACCAAGCGAAGTATCGCCCTGAGGTTGGGTGTTTAGTGACGCTATGATTTCATCAACAGTCTTTTGCTGATCTTCAGGCGACAAAGAATTGAAGCTCTCGTCAACTTTAATAGTCGGATAGCCATCGATGTTTAGATCGAGCTGACCCATGGGCGTCTCCGTGATGTAATGATTTTTTAGTTGCTAGGCGACACAGACCATGAAGTGCCTGTTGAAGTGGTGCCGTTGCCAGCTGCACTTGTTCCTAGTTCGCCACCATTTTGTCCAAAGATTTGACGCACTTGAGCTTCCATAGCAGCAAGACCGGCTTCCATTTGCGGGTTGTAGCCTGCAATTGAGCCGTTGTTATTATTGTAGTAATCAAGTTTGTTTTGCTGTGCTTTGACATAAGCTTCAGCAAGCATAGCGGCAGCTTGAAGACGCTTAGCGTTTGTCTTTGGATCAAGCTGCGGATTGTAGGCACGCTGAATTAAAAGCATGCCTTCTCGCTGAGTAAACTGAGCACCAAGAGTTTCGCGCAAGTTCTTTTGAATAACACCAGCTACAAGCTCTTGTGTGTCGATGCTTTCAGAGTCAAAAATGGATCGAAGACCCATATCGCCTTCACGATCGATTAAGCGAGCAGCAGATTTAATTGGGTTCATCCATGAAAGACCAGTAGCGCCTTCACCGGCTTCTTGCGTGGCTAAGCCATCTGCAATCATGCGCAACATGCCAACATTGCCTTGCGACGCTGTAGGATTGAATTTTTCAATGTCTTTGCCAAACTGCTTATCGCGTGCTCGCTCGGCTTCACTTAAAGTGCGACCAACACCAGGATTAATCTGATTTTTGCCTGTGGCATTGGGGTTTTTAGCAGCTTTGAAAGCAGCAATTTGTGCAGGCGAATATTGGCTAGTCACGTCTACCATCTGGCCTGTGTTTGGATCGCGCTGCATGACTGCGCCTGTTTGGCTGTCGCCGATCCATTCAGCATTGCCAACATTTGCTTGGTTGATTTGCTGAGCAGAGCGATAATTTCCAAGATCAGTGCGCTGATTATTAAGCTCTCCCGCACGAACAGCGCCAGGATGCAGTTCAGCACGCTGCTGCATTTGTTGCTGCGTATTTTGCATATTTAAATTTTGGATTTTGCGCTGTTGTTGGTCTTGTTGGCGCTGTCTAAATCTGTCTCTTATGCCTTGCGAATATTCGTTAATGTTGCCACTAACGTCATTGCCGCGCATAGCTTGGCCAAGAAGCATAAGCTTCATGCCTGTATCCATAGTTGTTGGGCTAGACATTTGTTTGACCATTTGCTGTTGTGTCGGCGGACCCATTTGATTTGACAAAGCGCCTTGCGTATTAAAAAAGTCAAATAATCCCATGAAGTCCTCCGTATTTACGAACAACACGATCCATAAAATGCTTCACAACACGCTTAGCTTTAGGCTTGTTTGAAATAAACTTGGCAAAGTCTGCGCCGTGCTTAGCGTAGAGCTTGAAAAACCAGCGTGGGCTATAAGCAAACATCCAGTGGCGGAATATGAGCCAGCTGTGGTTGTGCTGACCGTAAACTTCGCGTGCGACCCAGCAGAACAAAGACATGCCCGTGCCCACAATGTTTGCAATTTGGCCCATTTTGTCTAAACCAGACGGACCTTGTTGCGCGCCTGAGTAACCAGCACCACCACTGAAGCCAGTGTATGGGCTAAACAAGCTCATGTAGTTGTTTGCCAGCTCCAGCGGACGATCTTGTGCCATATAAAACTGGTTTGCAGCATCGTCTAGCGCGCCTTGGTTGTAATTCTGCATCATGCCGCCAGCACCAGACATTGCACCTAGTGCGCTATTGCCAAGGTTGAAGCTGTTCATCATGTTTCCAAGCGCACCTGTGTTTGCACCTTGAAGCATGTTGAGTGCATTAGCTTGCTGACCAATATTGGCGTTGTATTGATTTACACCTTGGTTAAATAAGTCGCTGCGAACCTGAGAACCAACATCGGCTATACGATCCATAGCACCTCTTGCAAGCGTGCCTTCCATCATACCGGCGCGAACGCTGTTGGTATTGCCGCCACCAGCTGCTGTTCTGTCTAAATTAGCTAAGTTCGTGCCAAGATTACGCGTGATATCTCTGCTAGATGCGTCAATCATGTTTTGTGCCATTGGCGAATTGGCCAAAGCATTGCCCATGTTGAAACCACCGTTGGGGTCTTGGAGCAAATTGCCAAACGCGGCTATGCGTGTGCCATAGTCTTTAGTGGCATCGTAGTTGTTGGCAGCTCCGCCCATTGTGTTTTGCACTTGGCTAAGCACATTGTTGGCTAATGAACCCGCTTGGTCGTAATAAGCTTGGTTCATTGGGTCGAGGCCAGCGTAGGTTTGCCCGCCGTAGACCGGATTTTGCATAAAGTTTTGTATTTGGCCGCCAAGATAATTTTGTATTGGGCCTAATGCATTTTTATATTGGTCGAAAGCAGCTTGTGCAATTGGGTCGGTTGCTTGTGTAACCTGAGTTTTGCCGCCGAATAAGCTTCCCATTATTTATTTCTCCATACCCATAGTTCTTTGCCGTCTTCGAGTGTTTCTTGGTAGGCAAAGCCAAAGATTTTGATAAATTTTTTATGTTTCTTGTCTTTGGGATCGTGCAAAGCATGGATCGGTCCGCCGTGAGCGGTAGTAACTAAATGCCATCCTGATTGGAGCATTTGTTTGACAAGTTTCGACCATTTAGTGTGAACGACACAGTGTGCAAAAGTGCCTTTGCCGACAAAATGTTCAAAATATATTGTGTAACACCATCGCTGAGCTACAGGGACTTTGAATGTGTGCATTACAAGCCTCCTGCAGTTAACCTCGCATCTATTTCGTCTAAAATTTCGTTAATGCGTGACAGCGAAAGTTCGATTTTTTTAAGCTCTTCATCGATATAAAAGACAAGAGCATCTGGATCGCCTGGCGGAACCTGGCGAACGTATGGTTCTTTATTAGTTGTGTAAGACATTAGCGCCCCGAAATTACTTCAAGATCAAAATCTGCTGCACTAAATGAAAAATATTCGCCTGTTGGCTCTTCTATTCTGTACGCCAGCAGCCGTCCTGCAGCTTTGCTGTCAACTTTGTGCTCGGTGTTTGGCACAAAGCTGTAATTTGTTACGTAAGTTGGGCTGTCATCAAAAGGATAGTCAGTAAAACCTAGCCTTATTGTTAAAGGCGCTGTACCTGAAAGCGTGATAAGCTGAGGTATTAACGACACAAGCTGTTTGTATGATCTAATTGGTGCTTGTGTTTCGTCTAAATCTAGTCCACGTCGTTCAACAAAGGCTGTTCGCAGTGTCTCAGCGTCAGCAGTCGTGTTCATAAGGCCAGTCACTAGCATGTCGTTGGCGTAGACACGGCCAGCAGTAATACCATTGGCGTCATCTCGTGCACTTACAAAAGCAGAAATTCTAGGACTAGTGTCTTGGAAACTGTTGTAAGTGTTAGAAGTGAGCGTGTAGTTTGACGACTGAGTATTATAGGTTGTGTTAGACAACGATACGTTTGATACCGCTGCACCTACAGCGTTTGGCAAATCTACGAACGACCATGTTTTGGTCTTTAAATTATAGACAGCAGCACGGTTACAATAATTGGTGTTAGTGAAGCCAACAGTTGACTCATCTGATACATAGCAAAAGTAAACGAGGTCGTGAATCTCGTCCAAATGCACAAAGAACTTTGCTTTTGACTCACGATTCATGTCTCGATAAATACGATCTTTAACGCGGCCAATGGCGATTGACTGCGATGTAATACCATTGTGCATGTAGATGTCTGTGTCACCGAACACATAGTGCTCTTTACCTGTGCTAACTACACAGTTTTGGTTAATAACGCCGTCTCTATCCGAAAACTTTCTAAACGAGAAAACAAACTCAGAGCCCGTGAATTCCATAATTGCCGACTCTGTAGTCGAATAAATTATGAATGCGTTGTTTAGCGGCAGACCGTCCACAATTGGTGTCTTAAAGTTTGCAAGTATCGTTGAGCCAGCACTGTTAGACGACGAAGGAGTCCAAACGACTCCTGAAGCTGGATCTGCGCGGTATTGAATCACGTCAGTCCACTTGACCATTGTGTCGTAAACAATACCACTTTGCGTAACGTTAAGCGCAATAATAAAGTCTTTGAAACCACGCATGCTTGCAGCGCGATCAGCAGAAGGCCAGTCACCAACCGACATCAAACTATAATCTGAAGCTGCTACAGCATCACGAATATATGGCTCTGTCGTCTTTCTGCATATTACAGATAAACCGGCAACTTCAGTATGAGCATATGGTGTGTAGTCAGATCCTGATGTAATAGCACCTGATGGAGTTACATCATCAGCAACACCATTATTATAGGTCACAACGGTGTTGTCGTGGTGTGCTACACCTAGCACAGCGCTGTCGTTAGGATCGTTGTAGTTGAACGCGGTTATAAGACCTGTTTCTTGAGCTACCTGAGTATTTTGATTAAATAAGAATTTAAATACAGGTGCTCGCATAACGCGGTTTTCATTGAAGACAACGTTTGTTGCGTCATTGAATGCGTTTGGTGGTAAATCATGAGGATCTACGTCGGTAACAACACCGTGTTGGCCTACGTTTCGTAACGGCATATTTACCATGGCTTACACCTTTATCTTAAATCTAATAGCTGTTGCCTGTTTTGCTCGTTAGCTCGTACCATTTCATTTCTAAAGCTTTCTACTGCTGCGCCAGTTGATCTTGACTGCTGCGCATTTTCTATAAGCAAAAGAGGCATCCAAGCAACGGCACAACCCCACTCTTCTGTAGGCTCGCCAGTGTTTGGATTTGTTCCTTGAAGCTTCATGAACCACGAGCAGTCAAATTGTCTGCAAGGGTTAAAGCTGTCTAAAGGACAATTCTGTTTAACTTCTAATTTCATGATTAGTCCTTAGAGCAGATAATCACGTCAACATACTGAACAGACATGTCAATGCTTGACCCTGTAAACGTGCTTGAGACAGCGAGAGATCCTGCGCTGTGGTTGTGCGTACCGCCGCCACCTTGGATACGGTAAGTTGGCCAGTCAATGTGACGCGCTTGGTAGTTAAAGTTAGCGTAGTTATCCGAGTATTCACCGCCGGGTGTGTTCGGTTTGTGATACCAGTTGTTCGGCAGTTGAGAGGTAGACAACGCTGTGCCACCGACACTACCTGAAACTGTATTGGCAATTGTGCCTGCTACTGATTGAGCAGCAAAAGCGCTAGTGAATGCAACAGAGCCGCCTGTAGAAGCAGTGCCTGAAACAACACGCAAAGCTTTGTCATCTTCTGTTGTAATCTTAGTCCAGCCAGTTGGTGCTGCTGTCTGTTGAAACAGCATGCGGGTACCAGCAGGAATAGTGTCGATTGCTTCAAGCGCGGTAATGCGAGCATCGAAGCCATTTAGTGTGGCTTGGTCGACAGTGATTGCGCCTGTTATGCTTGGAAAGGTAGCAAGAAGTGTTGCTTTGATTAGGCGTAGGTGATCGTCTGCTTGCGCTACGGTGTCCGTGGCCGTTGGGTTTGTAGATACTAAACTATCTATATAAGTACCTGATTCTAATGCCATTTCTGGAACTCCGTAAATTTTGTTGGGGCGCAAAGCAGCAAGGAACTACCAACAACAACAATCCCCAACTTTTCTAAAGTCAAAAAACGATAATCATTTATTTATTAAAAACGAAAAAGGGAACCTAATTATTCAGTTAAATCAATAACTTATGATGGCGAATAATATTATGTGATTAGATATAGTATCTAATTAAACTCGATTTCGATTTGGATATTATTTATGGGCCAAAACGTTTTTAAGAAAATATAAACTTCGAACGCAAATTCGTAGGCTTTATGGAGCATTGGCATTCGACATTTGAATAAACTTCGAACGCAAATTTTAATGCTTTATGGACAACAAAATATGGAGCGAATTATGCCAAAATTTATCGAAGTTCGTAATGACGTTTTTGCTACTGGTTCAGTTGCTTGTGACTTCAAAGAAACTCGTGAATTTTATCGTGCGAATATTGACGATATGATAAAGGCGTTCGACGAGTGCAAAAAGATTTTCAAAGTCGACAATGTGAAATTGTTTGTGAGAAATCTTCGCAAAGCTCAAGGTCATTACAGTAATGCCAAAAGAGAAATTGCAGTCGACGTTCGTGTTTACGATCTAAAATCAATTGTTTCAACGATCATTCACGAAATGACACACGCACAACAGTATGCGACAAAGAAAATGTCTCAAAAAGGCGAGAAAGTTATTTTCGAAAAAGTCGAATATAATCGCGTAAAACCATCGAAGAATTTCGAAGATTACCAAAATCAACCATGGGAAATCGAAGCTCGCGAAATGGAAGCGAAATATATTGATCGTGTAATGAAAGCGATTTCGAAATGAAAATATGAGAGAGATGGCGAAAGTTGTCTCTCTCTTTTTTTTAACGAAAACGAACAAAAAACGCAGTCATCAATTTATAAATCAATTTAATTTTGAGACGCAAATTTTGACTCTTTATGGACAACTATGGAGAGTCAAATGAAATACATTTTATACACGTTTGATATTTTATTTGCAGCGATGCTGTTTATCGGTCTTCCAGTCGTAATGTCTATTTTGTTTTAGGAGAACGATATGTTTGAAGAAAAACTCTACGAACTCGTTACCGATTTATTTTGGGAATACGATCGCATGACATCGAGTGGTCAACAAACATTAGACAAGCTCGCTGATTTACTAAAAATTGAACCATATGACAAAGACGAAAACTAAAGAATTGAGCGCTTCTGCGCTCTTTTTTTCGTTTAATTCAGACGCATATTTTGCCTCTTTATGGACAACATAAGGAGATGCGAATGTCTTTTATTTGTAATTTTACAAACCGCAGTTCAGGTGCATATAAATTTAGCGTCTATTCAAAAGACGATCCAGATTTGTTGCATTTAAAACAAATGGTAAAAGACAAAAACGAACGTCTTCGTACTTATGCACGTAAACATTTAGAAATACCAACATGGTACGGCGAACTTCAATGCGTTAAATTAATGGCGCGCGGTTCGCGTAGATTAAACGGTAAGTTGCTGCACAGCAATGCCGACTCATCTTTACGTCACGAATACGCATATTATTTCGATGTGTATCTGCATTCTAGTTACGAAAACTATTGGTTACAGCGTGAGCTTGAAACCGGCATGACACGTTCAGAAATGAACAAATACGACAAACTTAAGTGCGAAGCTCGTTTTCTTGAATTTCAAGGCAAACGAAGACTCGCCGCATAATCTTACGCATAACTTACCTCGCTTCGGCGAGGTTTTTTTTCGTATAAGTTGAGACGCATATTTTGGCCCCTTATGGACAACACAAGGAGGACAGTATGTCATTATTCGATCGCAATATTTCTTTGCCATACAAAGAGACCGAGCAGTGCTTTTCTGATTTATTCAGTGAATATAGTGCTCACGATCAAAAGCTGTTTATCATCGCGTGTCTCGAACACATGGGTAAACAACATCAACTCGAAGTTGAACAAGCTGTCGATGAAGTTGCAATGATTATTGTGCTTCGTGAGTTTCAAGTAAATATCACAGCGACTGTTAACATGCATGTAAATGTCATGGCACCAGACGATGAGATTGCTCAAGAAATGGTCCGTCATGTTGGCATTGAAGACTTAATCAATGGCCATGGCGACGGACACGAAGAAGTATCAATAAACGACGTTTCTATCGACATCGATGATGTAGACGATATTTCATGAAGAATATCGCAAAACTTATCGCGATGATGGTGGGCGCAGTGCTCATCATCATTGGCTTTTTTATTCCCATGTTATTCAAACGACCGAGGGACGACTAAATGACGAGAAAAGATTACTATTGGTTTGCGCAGTGGTGTGCTGAGTCAAATATCAGCGACCACCGCATGAGTGAACTCTGCGATTATTTCAAAGAAAAAAATGCAGCGTTTAAACGTAACGTTTTTCTCAATGTGTATCGCACACACAAAGAAAACTACAACGAATACAACAGCGATCTAAAAGAGAGGTTGAGGGCTTAGGCCCTCGACCTTTTTTTTCTATTTTCGTTTTTTCGTTTGCGAACGTTTTAATGCTTTCGCAGTAGGCGCACCTTTCGTTCCTGGCTTTCTCATTTTTTCGCCGGAACCTGCTTTGATACGTTTACGTTTCGCATGAATATTATCCCATAGTCCGCGAGGCATTTAGCACTTACGTCCTTTGCCTTTTTTCTTATAAGCCATTTTTTTCTCCTAAAAACGCAGGTTTGAAAAACGAATCCATTTATTTTATGGATCGAGGATGACCAAGGAGCACACCTAAACAGGTGCTCCTGTGGCCTAATATGTATTTGGGTACTAAAGCCGCTCCTAGGCTATCTCACAGCTGCCAGCGCTACATGCTAGCTCTTGAGTGCCTGTGGTTTCATCACTATCTTCCACCATCTCATTCCAGTCGATGTCTTGAGGCATTTCGGCTTTTAATGCTTCGTAATCGTCTTTTCGACATTCGCTGTACGGCGCTTGTCTGTATGTGCCGCCGTCAAATGGCAGAAAAGATATTCCGCTGATGGTGTCGAAGTTGTTCCACACCCAGGCTCCTACGGCAGGCCATTCTTCTTCTGTCACGCTGACAGTGATGCTTGGTTTGTGCTCACACCAATTAAGCTGATACACGTGCCACAGCTCCAAGTGTTCAATCGCAGTCATATCCTGGCGCGTTACACAATTGTCAGGCGACTTCATAGGAAAAGAGAAGACAGTAGTGTTGTCCGGCTTCATGACATCAGGCTCGCTTGGAACACCTTTATTAATCATGAATTGTGTAAGCGGATCTTTGTTATCTCCGCGCACTGTCCGAATATAATAGTCGCTGTGGCGAGCATGGATGCCAGACGCACTATCGACCAATTGAGACACAGTACCACTTGGCTTTACGCATGTGATAGCTGCAGACTGTTCGATGCCTAAGATCCACGCAAGCTCTTTATTTGCGTCTTCGGCTACTTTTCGTAGCTCTTGCAGCAAGCTCGGTAAGACTTCTTTAGAATGTTCTGAGCGACCTGCAGTTAGTTCGTTGTCCAGAATACCCGTCAACGACACACCAAGTAATCTCTCGGCTTCCGTGTTCTTTTGCCATATTTTGCGTAAATACGGAAAGTCTGTGAAAGTAGCTTGGATCGTCCCGAGGATCGCTGCGACTCTCACCTTTTGCTTGAGAGTATCAACAGTATCTTCAGGACGAATTACAACCTCGGTAAGATTGCAGAACTGGTATGGTCGCAAGATAATTTCACTGCACGGATTCGTTCCAAAATCTTGGTCCCAATCTCTTTTGCCATACTTTGCTGCCTGCCTCTGTGAAGCAACGCGGTTGAATATTCCTCGTTCGCCACTGTGGGAATCATACAGTGCAACCCACTCGCGCATAAACGCGCCTACATCTGGTTTTTCTGTATAACACACACTGTTATTAGCTAAGGCACGCTGTGGGTTCTGTGCCCACCATTCGCCTGACTTAGCGTGGCGCATGCGATCATCAGTTAAGTTCGATAGCGATATCATTGCTGATCTGCGCACACCACCGACGACAACAACCTCACCTATTTTACACATAAGGTCGTGGCACTCGATAGATGATAGCTTGCGACCTGCTGCCTGCTTGAACATCTCTATTGTAAACTTAAATAGATCTTCTAGCGGCGCTGGTCCTGATGCTCGACCTCCGAACTTCTTTAGTCTTGCACCTGCGGGTCTCACAAGGCTTGTGTCCCACCTAGGGATCTCACCTGCATACAACAAGGCTATAATTTGCCTAAAGGCTTTCGCCCAGCCTTCTTTGCTGTCTTTGACCATGACTGTTGTTGTGCTATCGAATAGCTGCTCAGGAATCTCAGGCAGCGAATTGATGTATTGGCGTTCGACAGAAAATCCGACGCCTGTGCCGCACATCAAGATGAACATGGCTTCGTCAAAAGACTTAGGATCATCTACTACAATATAAGAGCAGTTGTAGCCACAGGTGTTGTCTCGCTTAAGAGCTTCGCCTGCGGTCATCATGGCTCTCATGGATGGCATGACGTCTTTGTTGAGTATAGACGTTCTCATTTCACCAACGAACTGTGTTGGTATGTCTGGTCTCTGTTCGACAACAAAATTAACGTATCGGTCTACTGTTTCGTGCCAGTGTTCTCTTCGGTTCTCGCTGTCGAGGTATCTGGCGTATCGTGATTTGTGAATGAAGTCTTGGTATAGGTTCATATAGGTCTCTCATAGGTCTCTAATAGGGATTTATAAGGATGTTCTTCTTGTTCTAGTAAGAGAGACCTTAGGACCTATAGACTCTTAGAGTTCTTCTATAGTGCGGCTTCTTAACGAACAAAAAAAGTCCCCCAGCCATTGCTGACTGAGGGACCTGGACAACCACATGGAGTGTGGTATCTAAAACTTAGGCAGCCATAGGGTGCCTGAAGTATGTAGGTTGTTGAGGGTTTTTAGCTGCGCATATTCAGCTTGTGACACCGGTGTGCCATGCCATTCTGCTTCGTCTACTTTGTGACGCAGCTGCTTTAGCAAGCTGACTACGCTTTCAAGATTTGGGTCTTCATCTGAGCGCATGCTTTACCCCTATATCTGTTGTTGCATATAGGGGTAAAATTTGCGTCTCAAACTTCAGACTCAAGTAACTCAATGAGCATCGTGCAGTATTGCTTTGCTTTGCGTATGTCTTCTATGCCGTTCTTTTTCTTGTAGCGTGATGCGTATTTAATGATGTTGCCGGCATAGTAATCTTCAGCAATACCGATGCTTTCCATAAACTCAGCCGGCTCAATGCCACCCACGTTGTAGTGTTCAGGCCGAGTAATGTTGTTACTCTCTTCACGGAATTTGCCTGAAAGCCACGAGTCAGTGCGTTCGTACATAACGCGCTCTGCTTCGCGCTGTTCTTCTAATGGGATGCCAAAGGTGGTCTCCATAATATAACACTCTCTTTTTTGTCATCCCAGTCGCTGGCTTGAAGTATGCGTGCTACGCGTGCTTGCGCTAGCGCGTCATCTTCAGTTAGCCCTGCGGACTGGTAAGTTGATAAAACGCGATGCCATTCACATGGCTGCAGTATTGTTTCTGCTTTCTTAGGACCAATGCCTGGGCAGCCTTTATAGCCGTCTGTTACATCACCTGTTAAAGCCTGCATAAGGAAGTTTTTGTATGCTTCGTCTTTGTTTATTTCGTGAAGCTCACCAAGCCTGTATGTGCGACCTGGTATCGACAGCAAGTCCTTGTCATCCGACACAATGATTGGGTTTTTATGAACGCCGTTCGTTGCTAGTATGCCAAGTACATCGTCAGCTTCTAAGTTGTCGAAGCAAACAAACGAGTAATTCTCTTCAATATGTTCGCGCATCCTTTTGTACGCCAAAGGCTTGCGCACTTTTTTTCTGTTGCTTTTGTACGTGGGTAATACTTCCTTGCGGAAGTTGTTAGTTCCACTGAACGCAAAAACGCAATGGCCAGCATTGAGTTCCTCCAGTATGTCTTGCATGTAGTTATTGAATGTGTCTGTACAGTCACTGAATCTGCTGTGCAGTGTGTGGACGTCGTCGTCCCATTGTATTTCTTGCTCGTGACCAATAGTAATTTGGAACACCACCATGTCGCCATCGAACAACAAGGTATTATTCTTCTTCATAGTCACCTCGCAGTAGTTCTTCTAAAAAAGTCAAACCAGGCGCAGTTATTTTCCACAAACTCGACCATTCGTTATCTTGAACATATGTCGTAATCAGATTGCAGCACGCGAGCATGGCAACAATATCTGCGTGTTCTCGTGCGTAGTCTGACTTTGTCGTGAAGCCTTCAAAATGTGCTTTTGCAAGTGTTTTTAGTGCAATGGCATCTTCCTCAGTGGGTTGTTGCCCAATTGCTTCCGACACTGTACTCTGCGTCAATTCGACATCTAAAGTTGAAACTTGTTCCTGCTTCTTCCGCGCTTCTTCTAATGATATCACCGACATCTTCGGCTATGTCCTTTCTACAGGCTGCCTGCACCTCGTCGTGCACCCAAGCACAGAAGACATAATCTCCATCCCATCCGTGCTTAAAGCCTGATTTCGTTAGATTTTGTCTTGCTATAATGAGCCAACGCTTTGCGATAAGCGCACCTGCAGATTGCAGTAATAAGTTCACTGCGCTGTGGCTGCTTCGCGCGTATAGTTTGCGCTGATCTAGCCCAAGCAAGTATTTACGTGTTTCTATAGTGTTTTCTACAGCGCTTCGTAGCTGTTTGATGGCAGGAATAGCTGCAAAGAATTTTTCGCGTATTTGCCTGCCTTCGTTGCGACCTTTGCCGATGACTTCACCTAGCTTTTGGTCGCCCGCACCATAAATCAAACTATAGATAAAACGCTTTGCTGCGTCACGATCTGGAAGACCTGCTGCTATCTGGTTTTTAGTGTGAATGTCACCATTCAGCACTTCGGCAGCGTAGTCTCCATCATCCCAAGTGTGCATAAAATGTGCGAGGCATCTGAGCTCGAGACCGGACAAGTCACAACCGACCAATCGCCAATCAGTGGGCACGGTAAAGAGTGAACGTATTTCATGTCCGTAAGGCAACCGCATGCTTGGCACCTGTGCAATGTTTGGCGCAAAGTGAGTCGCTCTTCCTGAAACTGCTCCATTTGGAATATACCTTCCTCTTAAATAGTTGTTCTTGTCGACAAGCTTTAAATAGCCTTGGTTGCCTTCAGCAATCATTGCTATGCGCTTTTCGAGCATAAAGTATTCACCTAAGAGTTTGGCTTCTGGGTATTGTAGTTTGTCGAGGATTGTTTCATCGATTTTTGGTTGGCCTGATGGTGTGAGCTCTTTTGGTTTCCAACCATATTTGCTGGAGAGACGGTCAGCAATTTGTTGTCTGCTGCCCGGGTTAAAGGGGACCAACTTTGTCTTCGTCTTAAGCTCAATTGTAGTGGGTTCAAAAGTTGTCTCCATTGTGCGTTTAATGCTGTTGCGCTTATCAGATAGTTCTGCGTAAAGCTGCGCTGCAGCATTAGTGTCAAATACAAAACCTGTGTCTTCCATGTCTGCACAAACTTGAGCTATGTTGTGCTCTAGTTTAATTGCAGTGGTTGATGGTTCTTGCTTCATGCAATAGTCATAAAGCTGCGCAGTAACACGAACGTCCTGCACCATATAATCCATCATTTCTTGGTTGTAGTTTTCAAAGCCACCGTCATAATCATCTTTATATGTACCAATACGGTGACCCCATGCTTTCAAGCTGTGCTTGCCATAAAGCTTTATGTCCATGCCGTCAGGCCTGTTCACAAAGTCTTTATCTTTAATGTTTGGAAACAGCAGTCTTGAAAGCACAAGTGTGTCGATCACATCGTTATGCTTCCAATCAGGATACAGTTTTAGAATAGCTTTAATGTCAAAGCCAAAAACATTGTGACCGCCAATTAGTGGCTCTTTTGAAAGATCCTCTAACCCGCGCTCAATGTCATCAGGCTTAAATGAGTGTAGCTCTTTTGTTTCTGTATCGTAGTAAGCAAGACAATGGATCTTTGTCATTTCGTCTAACAAGCCGTCAGACTCAAGATCAAAGATTTTCGCCATGTGTCTCCTTAAAATGGTACCTCATCAAACGCATGTTCTTTGAGGCGACCAGTGTCTTGATCGTACGTCAAGCTGCAAGCCTCACCAGTTTCACCGGTAAATCTATTTTTGACGACACGAACTTTTGTTGTGTTTCTGTCTTCGCCTTGTTGATCTCTTTCAAGACCAATAACAATGTCAGACAACTGGCCAATGCTGTGGCTGCCTCTCAATGAATTAAGTGAGACTTGCAAGCCATCTTCAAAGCCTTTGTTGCCTTCAGGTCGGCGCAAATGAGAAACAAGCAGCATACCTATGCCTGTTTCTTCTACTAATGTTCTTAGCCTTGTCATGCAGACATCTATGGCTTTTCTCTCGTCCGATATATCAAGACCACTGACCAAAATAGAAATGTGGTCAAGTATAACCCAAGAACACTCGAGTCCTTTGGCCAAGTAACGTATTTTAGCAATGATGTTGTCGACAGCAACGCTGCCAAAACTGTCGTAGAGATAAGTGCTATTATTGCTGAATACACTATCAAAAGCAGTTTTGAGCTCACTTTTCTTAACGTCTTTTGCGTCGATGTGGAGCAACTTATTAAGCTCAATGCCAATAAGTCCGAGCGCAGTTCTTTTGACTGACTCTTCAAGCGCGATGTAGCCAACTCGTTCCCCCTGTTTAATTAAGTGGTGAGCGCATTCACGGACAAAAGCAGATTTGCCGATACCCGACCCTGCTGTGACCGTTACTAACTCGCCTTTTCTCATACCGCGTGTTTTATCGGTAAGACCATGAAAAGGATAGTTTATGGAAGGTGCTGCTTCCTGCCTGCTCACCACGTCCCATAGTTCATTAGCAGCAATAATACCGTCAGGTCTGTATTGCGGAGCGTTCCAAACTGCTTGGACAAGCTCTTTAACACGACCTGCTTGTAGCATTTCATTTGCGTCTTTTAGTGGCAGCTGGGCTACAAAAGCTCGACCAGGCTCTAATATTTCGGCGCATGCTGCTGCAGCGTCTTGGCCTGGTTTGTCACCATCAAAACAAAATACTACTTCTCCATAGTTTTGGAGCCACTCTAACTCTCTTCTAACCACCTTAGGCGCGCTTTGCGCACCTTGTGGTACAGAGACTACTGGCCACTTGTTACCAAGCGCCTGGGATAAAGATAGAGCGTCTATTTCACCTTCAACTACAAACAGGCGTTTGCCTTTGGCTTGTATATTCTGACCAAAAAATGGAAGGTTTGAGCCGTCACCAACAACACGAAACTCTTTATTTTTGTCTCGTGTTTTTAGTGCTACTAGTTTGCCGTTGCGGTAATAAGGTGCAAGCTGATGAGTTGAGTTGACTCGATACCCGAAGTGTCTCGCTGTATCAGCTGAGATGCCTCGGGCTTTGAGTGCTTGTGTTTGACCTTGCGAGTATACAATGTCCGCTTCCGAATTACGCGTGTTCTGTACTTCAATGAACGGACTGCTTTTGCTAGTTGGTTCCTGGTCTT